AAGAAAACGCCTTGAGAATTTAAAAGATAATAATGGTCAAGTTACTACAGGTTGGAAAGATTTAGATGATAAACTTTACGGCGGAATCAATCGAGGCGAAGTAACTATCTTTGCTGGTGGTTCTGGTTCAGGTAAATCATTATTCATGCAGAATATGTCATTGAACTGGGCACAAGCAGGAATGAATGTTGTCTATCTTACTTTAGAATTATCAGAAGAATTATCAGCAATGCGTATTGATGCTATGGTAACCGATAAAAGCACTAGGCGTATTTTTAAAGAACTAGATGATGTCGAGTTACAAGTTAAAACAGTTGGTAAGAAAGCAGGGATGCTTAGAATTAAATATATGCCATCGGGTTCAACAATTAATGATGTGCGTTCGTATCTGAAAGAACTTCAAATCGTAACAGGAAAAATAGTTGATTGTATATGTGTTGACTATCTAGACCTTGTTATGCCAATAACAAAAAAAGTTTCTCCTGGCGACTTGTTTATTAAAGATAAGTATGTTACAGAAGAAATGCGTAACTTTGCAATGGAAACACAGACAGTATTTGTTACAGCCTCACAATTAAATCGTTCAGCAGTAGAAGAAATTGAGTTTGACCACTCTCATATTGCTGGTGGTATCTCTAAAATTCAAACTGCCGATAATGTTATCGGTATTTTTACGAGTAATGCCATGAGAGAACGTGGTCAATATCAACTCCAACTACTAAAAACAAGAAGTTCAAGTGGTGTTGGTTCTAAAATAAATCTAGTATTTGACAGAGATAGTCTTAGAATTAGCGATTCAGACTTGAGTGACGATGATTTAGCAGTCGGAAATCAGGATTCACAGACTTCAAAAGTAATAGATTCTCTGAAAAGAAAAACTATACTTGCAGATACTACTGAAGATTCTGCTATCCCACCAGGAAAAACAGACGCGGCAAAGGCATTAAGGGCTATGGCAAAGTCTAAAAAAGCAAGTCCATTTGACGATAATTGATAAATACTGGTAGGAGAATTATTTTATGACTAAGAAACCACGTAGAAGTCTATTTGAAGAATTAAATTCAATGGCGATTTCTAAAGATGAGCCAGAGAGATTCGTTGAGCAAAAAGGCGAACATATAATTTCTGGCGCAATAAATTTAATCGAGTTCATAAATCGTGAATTTGATGAATCTGTTGCTGTGGATTTAACCAAGCGGCTTGTTAACAGCATTCGCACGGGCGACATGAGAAAATTCAAACGTGGAATAACTCATGCGAAGCGAAAAAATGACTCTTGAACAACAACTTAAAGAATTAAAAGTTCTATCAGGAATTTATAAGCCCTATCAACCTGAGGAAACTCAGCAGGAGAATATTTCCTATATTGGAACTGAAAAATCTAAGTATCAAAAGAAACATAAAATAGAACCAGGAACACAAGAATGGTTCAAGTTATGGTTTGCTCGTCCGAGATTGACAGGCGAATCACCATACGGCAAGGAATAATATGAAAGTCAGAGAAATAATATTAGGCAAAGGCCGTGAAAGAAGATTTAGAGGACCAAGAAAACCTCGTAATAAACAAATCGGCTTCCATCAGAAGATGAAGAAACTTCTGGATAAAGCCCTTAAAGAAGAGGGTGCAAGAATTCAACATTTAGAAGACTTGATTATCTGGGATGGTTCAGTCGGTGGCCAAAAAGCAATCGCTAAATTACATCAAGTAGAAACTTCTCCAAAATCAATCAGTATCAAATGGGATGGCTCACCAGCCGTTATCTTTGGTCGTAATGAGAATGGTGAATTTGTTCTTACAGACAAAAGTGGATTTACTGCTAAAGGTTATAACGGTAAAGTAACAAGCGGTGATGACTTAGAGAAAATGTTTTTAAACAGAGCCAAAGGTGAAATTGAAGATAGTCGCAGAGAGTTCGCATCAAAGATGAAGAACATATGGAACACAGTAGAAAGTGTTATACCTAAAGATTTTAGAGGATACTTGCATGGTGACTTGCTATGGTTCTCAACTCCGCAATCAAAAGACGGCAGACTTATATTCAAGCCAAACACAACAACATATTCAGTAGATGCTAAAAGTGATATCGGTCAAAAGATAATCAACTTTGATGTAGGTATTGTAGTTCACGTAGTGATTGACTTAGATGGTAATAAAAGCAATGTAGATATGGGTAAACTTCAAGCAGGCAAAACATGGATTATGCCACCAGTATATGTTACTCAATCTCCAGGCGTTGACTTACCAGAAGTAGACAGATTAGAAAGTTATTTAAAATCTAATGCTAATTCAATTGATAAATTATTGGCAGTCCCAGCCGAATTAAAAATGGCAGACTTTGGTAATATTCTTTACACTTATATTAATAATAGTGTGAAAGCAGGCAACCTAGATAAACTAGGAAAGAATTTCAGTGAATGGGTAGGCACATCAAAACTAAGTGAACCTAAGAAAGAACGAGTAGTTCAATGGGTTCAAGAAAATAGTGATGGATTTGAAGCAATCTTCCAATTCATTAATGGTGTTATGAACACAAAGAATAAGATTATTAAAACGTTAGATTCTCAACCAGCAGATATAGAAGCCAGTACAAATGGCGAAAGAGGTGGAGAAGGATACGTAGTAGGTAGTGATGTAAAACTTGTAAATAGAGCAGGATTTACAGCGGCCAATATGAACACAGAGAGATAATTTTAACTAATAACAAGATAATGGGAAAAAGACAAATACCACACTGCCAACCAAGGAAAAGAGGTCAAAAACCAATTAAAAAAGATATGTCGCATTCAACATTTGTAGCAAAGAGACATCCAAACAGCAAACGTGTTACTAGCGGCGCAATAAAGTAAGATAAATACTATTATAATTAATGACGAGGGGAAGTTATGTTGATTAAGGAGTCAAAAAAGCACCTTAATACCAATAAGATGACTTATTGGGAGCATTTTATCTTTGCGTTTATGTTTATGATAGAGTGTTTAAAGATGACTTTGGCATTGATGGTGCATATGTTCGTGCCAGCGTTTTTTACCACATATTCAAGTGATAAAACTCGTGAAAACGCAAAGATGTTAGATGAAATGGGAAGAAAATAGATGGAACAGTACGAAAGAGAAAAACTAGAACTTGTAAATTCATTGTCTGAAAGCAGATTATTCAGAACTAAAAAGATGGCCAATGATGTCAATATAGATGATGCGGCTGATTTAGTGTTTTGTCACTTTCTTGTATTGAATATATTTAATAAAGATTATGATTTTGCCCCGTTGGCATCTGATGTAGCAAAACGCACTATGATTTTTAGAAATTTTGACTATTTCAGAACAAATGGAACTGATATGTACATGGCTCTTAATAGATTAATGGGTAAAGACAATGATATTGGCGATGATAAAAAAGATGAGATAGCAAAAAGCAGACTTTCGTTACATAAAGCCGATATTTTAAGATTTTTGCTTCATTATTCTAATAATAGGAGTGATAGGTCATTTGAACAAAGATATTTGTTACGTTATCAGAGAAATCTTAATGTTCAAGACGGTATGTTAAAATCAGTTCGTAGATTAGTTGGAGATTGGGACAATTTAAGTCAAAATCAGAGAGCATTGGTAGTAACACGACTAGTTCAATGGTTCCGTAGAAAGGCAAGACTTGCCGAAATATTTCCAGCACTTCTAAAATTACAAAAACGTGGCAATTATAAGGTTGATGACAAAGAAGACACGAAAAAGAAAATATGGGACCAACCAATAGTGAAAGCAGGTGCGGGAGCCCTCGCCATTGGTGGACTTTGGAAAGCCGCGGCGGCACACGGCAGAAAAAGTGGCGAAACAACATATACTACTCAAAAAGGAAGATTAGGTAGAACTTAATCTCTTTTTTTAGCAAAAAAAGATAAATAAGAGTGTAGGAATATGTTATTCCAACTAAAGAGAGGGTATATACCTCAATTTTAAAACAATTTTTAAGGAGACATTAAAATGGCAGCAATAGCAAAAGCAGGTAACGGATTAGGTTCAGTTACTACAGTTCTAGTTTCAGACGCGGCAGTAGCCGACCAAGACGCCTTAGATGCAGTTTCGGCAGCACTACAGTCAGCAGGTCACACTGTAGCAGGTATTGATGGCGCACACGGTGGCGTTATGCACTTCGCAGTTCAAGGTGGTCCAGACGCTTCAGGTTACTCAGCAGAAGTTCTAGGTCAGGCTCTTTCAGCAGTTTGTACTTTTACTGACTAATAACCATTTAACTTAATTTTAAGTTTACCAAAACCCGCTGAAAGGCGGGTTTTTTTATGATAAATACCATATATCATATATAGACGGAGATATTATTATGGCAAGAATACACGGCGCGGCAACCGCAGGTGAAAACCTAGCAGGAAACATTAACTTTTATACAATGTATGTGAAAACATTAGATATGTCATTTACTGGAGATTTGGCAGACCAATCACAGCAAAACATGGATGATGTTGTAAATATTATATCATTGATAGCACAGCCACTTGTTATGAACAACCCAATATCGGTTACACTAGATGGCATTGCACCAACATTAACAGGCGCAGGCATGTTATTTAAATTTGCAGTAGAACACGATAGTGTATTCGAGAGAGATGGTGATAACGTTTCAGTTTTAAAAGAAATATTCCATGGAATAACAATAGATGGCACGTTACTTACTACTTCTAATACAGAATTCTCAATGTCAGACCTTCTTTGATAAAACATCACTTGCTCAAAACTTGATATAGGTCAAGTTTAACTCTGTAGTTTATAATAAACATCGTATTTATAAATATAGTAGAATATATTTAATCAAATATATGTAGTTTATTAGAGGGAGACCTATGAAATTTTTACAAGCAATTCTAATCGTTTTGTTCGCATCATTATCGACTATTGCGTTAGCAGATACAACAAGCAGTGGTTCTACAACAAACGACCAAACAAACACATCAGGTTCTAATACAACTATAACCGGTGGTTATTCATCTGAAAGTACAACTACGTACGCAGACGGTTCAACAAACGACACAACAAGCACGACAAACAGTACGACAAACAATAATAACAATACTAAAGTTCCAGTTCCAACTGCATCAGCACCAAGTATGAGTGCTTACTCACAGGATATATGTGCTACAGGACAATCAACAGGTGTTCAAACACCAGTAGTTGGGTTCAGTAGTGGCACTACAACTCGTGATATGAAC